TGGCTTTGTGCTGGCAGGAACTTTGTCAGTGCCTCCCGTGCATTGCGGTTTGCTTTCCTGATCTGTTGTTTCGTGAACTCCTTGTCCCCCACTACGATGTAGTCATTGGGGCCGTAGTCTTCATGTTCCTCCAGAATCAGGTCTGTTGATTCAAGAGTCGCCTCAACCTCCTTGTATTTTGCCTGCAGCGCCTCTTGCGTGGTGATGCCGGAAAACGGGTTCTGGTCTTGGGGAATCTCTTTTGTCCCTTGCTTCTCCTCGAAAGCCCTAGCTTTTTCTTCAAGTGCCTTGTTTTTTGCGGTCAGTTCCCCGATCCGCTCCAACAGACGGCTCTTGCCTTTTTTCGCCAGTTCCTTGATTTGATCTGGGGTCAGATTCAACAGGTCTATGTCAGTCGAAGATTCTTCTTCCTCCTCCTCAGATTCTTCCTCCTCAGATTCCTCAGTGGATTCTTCCGTCTCAGTAGCTTCTTCAGCTTCTTCGTCGGGAGTTTCCTCCACTGATTCCTCTTCCGATTCCGTTTCTTCGGCGGATTCTTGAGTCTCTTCACCTCCTGAGCGTAGGGCGATGATGTCCTGCAGACTCAGGTTTTCTCCACTAGGTTTTGCGTCTCCAGCGATGGACGGATTGGATGCTTTCATGCTTCTTTCACCAGTTAACGCCCGGCGGCGGCGATTACGGGTGAAAACAAGCAGAATAGCCCAAGGTTGTCAAGCATGTTTCAAGCACTTGTTTGAAAATGCACAAGCCGACGCAGGGGAAACCCGCATCGGCTTGGCATTAACCAACAACAAGAACGAGGGAACCACACCCCGCTGGCGAGAGAAAAGCACTGTAGCAAGCTGCCGTCAACCGAGAAGTTGCAGCAACTCATCCAAGGTTGCCACGCTGCCGACGCACTTCATCACGTCAGCTTCCGTGGAACACTGGCGAAGATCACCGAAGAATCTTTCCCGCTCGTCGCGGATGAATTGGACGATTACCTTGTATTCATCCCTGTCGCGCAGGGCATTGATTGACTCTTGGACTGTTGGCTTGGGAAGGTTCATTACTTGCGTTTCTCGGCTCGTTTGATTTTGCGCTCCTGCTTGAGCATCTCTTTGGTTGGCTTCTTGCCGCTACCCTTGTTCTCGCGGATGTTATCCCACAGCCCGCGCTTGGAGTAGCTGCCGTCTTTGCGCTTAAGCATTCCTTTTTTCATTGCTGCATTGCTTGTGTGTTTGCCCCGCCCATCTGGGCAGGTGCCGTACCGATGCGTCCAATCTCAGCATTCTGAGCTTGCTGCATCATAAATTGATACTGCCCCGCGTATTTCTGGAGACGCTCGGCAAACGCTTGATCTTGCTGCGCCCGCTGCGCCACGTCAGGCTGCTGGAGATACGCCTGCACAAGCTGCAAGGCAATCTGTGCGCCATTCGGGCGGGCGGGAACTTCGATGCCGGCGTAAATCTTGGAGAGGTCGTCGGTGATGTCCTTCATCACTTTCTCCTGCGCTTCCTCGGCGGGCTGCATGACGTAATCCGCGAAGATTGGGTTGATCGAGGCGGCGATGAACTCCAGCATTTTGTTCACGTCGATTCGCCCGTTGCGGTCGAATTGCAGAAGGGACACCATGTTCCGAAGCTGGGTTTCCGCAGTCTCGGGGTCCGTCTCCTTGGTATCAAATGATACCACGATGGAGAAGTTGTCGTCGGGACTGCCCTTGGACATGAGTTGCGGGTTGGGATTCCCGGTGACTTGGAAGAACACTTCGTCTGGCCCCATGCGCTGGAAGAGCTTCCACGCCATCGAGAGAACATCGCGGATGTGTGACAGATACCTGTCCACGATGAACTGCTGGCGGAATGCGGAGATTGGAGACGTTGGATCAAGTCCTACGGCCTTGTCGGCTTGCGCCACCATTTGCTGCTCGATGCGCTCGCTGCCAGGATCAAACGGTGGAGTTGGTCCGAATGCCACTTCGCCTAGGCGACGATACGGCACGCGCCTTCCCGGCCCCCAGTCACTCGGTGGGCGACCAGCAGGGTGCATGATGGGCGGCAGCGTTGCCAAGGAAGCACGGTCGATGCGGCTGTCACGCTCTGTTTTGATTTGCATTTGCGCCCCACGGAGGATGTCTGAGAAGTTTGCCGTCTCATACATGCGCTTCTGGTCATTCGACAAGCGCGTCACGATGAACGGATAGTCGTCATACCCGTTGAGAAGCTCATGCTTGGCGTAGCCCTCCGTCTGCGGGTGGAACACGGTGCAGTAGATGCCCTCGCTGCCATCCTCCTCGTCAATCAAGCGTTGGTAGCCATAGACCACCATCACAAGGTCGTTGTCGTCTGTGATTGGAAGGCGGTTGAAGTTCTTCACCTTCTCCCCGTCGTAGTAGAGCGTGTCTTTACCGCGCAGCTTGGAAATGGCGTTTTCCACCCAGTCTTCGTCCCAGCCTTCGTTGGCCACCTTCTTCTCAAGTTCCTGCGCAGTCATAAACGTGCGCCAGAAAACATACGGGCTGCGCTGCGGGTCGGAGACGTAGGCGGGAAAGATCACTTCACCGTCAGGAGCGCAGGTGTAAACCACCGGGCAATCCACGCTCGTCCTTGGGAATGGCACCTCGGCAACGCCAGTCTTCCGCAGCATCTTGACCACCTTGGAGGCACGCTTCTTATTGATGTTCGGGAACGTCTGGAGGATCATTGCCACTACTTCGTCGTCGTTCTCACCCACGACAATCATGTCGGCAAGTTCCGGCGAAAGCTCGGCAATCTGCTCAATTGTCACCGTCTGCTTGTAGGTGCGCTTCTCGCGCTTCCAACCGACGTAGGACACCATGATGCCCTTCTCCAGAAGGTAGTTCGCCGCCAGTTCCATTTCCTGCCGGAAGTTCGGAATGTAGGTGGAGCGCATCCACTTGAGGAAGGCAGACACCACGGCAGCACGGGGCATGCTCGCCATTGAGGTGGGGAACGCCTTGATGTGACTGCGTTGCAAGGCTTGGTCGAGAATCGCCACGAATGCGTCGATGCGCTCGCCAATGACGTTGACTTCCATGTCGGAAGCCCCCTGCCACGGGAATGCGTTTGCACCCTGCTTACGGAGGTCGTCGCTCTTGCCGTCCCACTTGTTGCGCCTGTCGTCGTAGGATCGCAGGCACGCTTGGAAGTATTCGTCCAAGTCAAGCAGGCAAGTGTCGTAGGCGTTTTGAAGCGCACCAACATTTGGTTCCTTGTCCACATAGACAAGGGAAAGGTCTTCTTCTTCGGTCAAATTACTCATGGCAAATGTTCGTATTCTTCAATCAGTCCGCGAGAAACCTTAGCAACATTGATGCGCTTTCCAACCAATTTGTTCGTGTAGCGTGGGGAAATAGCCACCTTCACCTGCTGCCCGTTCATATCGCAAATCACCCATCGCGGGTTCGGAGCCTGCCTTACGCACCGAAGCGTCATAACGTCGGACACTTCTTCCGGTTGCGCCTGCTTGCTTTCAAATGGTGATTTCTTTCGCTTTCTCATGGGTTTGTTCCTCAGTATCCTCCACCACCCTGGCGGGTGGCTACAAGTGATTTATTGTCCATATGGTCGATGTCGGCAATCGCCGCGTAGCGCAAAACGTCAATAACGTCCTTCCACGCTTCTTTCAAGCCTTGTTCTCCGGTGTATTCGGAAAGCCCTTGGATGATGTTCTCGCAATCGTCGGTGACGTAGAAATGCGGGCGGTTCACGGAGTCCATCTCTTTGCTGGTGTCCCACGACATTTTACCAATCAATGCTTGCAGCCCGTCGTCAATGTCGAGTCCCGGTGCGGGAATGCACACGACTCCTTGGTCGCTCAAATCTTCGATGATGCTGCTGCTTCCGGTGGCTCCTTGGTATTTCGCGGCTCCAAGGCGCGGGTCGATCAGCCTCTCAAAGATTTCCTCGTCGCCCTCCAATTCGTGGATGAGGTCAACGTAGTCTTTGATGCCGAAGCCCTGCCCCTTCGCCCCAGCCCCAGGTTGCCACTTCCCGCCTTTCCACTCTGCCCAGTCTCCAATGTCCACACCGGGCCACTCGCGGTAAACGTAATACGTCCCAGAACCGTCAACGGCGATCCAGCACATGAACCAGTTCTTCGCCCCGGCAGGGTCGATGATGTGGTAGCGCGTGATGCCAGTGCGCGGAACATCCTCGGGCTTGATGACGTTCACCGCCTTGTTGAATTTCGGGAACTTGGTAGCGTGTGACTTCGTTGCAACGCCGTATGCACGCACCAGAATCTCGTTGCGCGGCTTGCCAATCAGCGTGTCCTTGATGCGCTCGTAGCCACCCCACGGGTTGTCCTCAGACCAAAAGTAGTGGACCGTTCCCTTGATGTGCTTGCACTCCAGAATCGTCGGGATTCTTTCGCCACCAAGAAGCTCCGCCTCACGCGACTCCAGCACCTTGGCGTTATCGACGTATTGCTTCACCACGTCGGTCATGCCGAAGATGGGCGTGAAGGTAAGCATCATCTTGGCATTCCGTGTTGCCAACCGGAACCGCAGGGTGTCGATGATTTCCGGTCCGCCAAGATACTCGTCAAGCCACACACCGATATTCAGCCACTCGTTTTGAAGGGAACCAAGTTCCGCGCCTTCCAGAATCGTCGGGTTATTGGCATAGGCGGCATAAGTCTTGAAGGAAACACGCGATCCGTTGGCAAGAATGAACGAGTTGTCCGTGAAGCCAGTCTTGCGCTTGTAGCTGACGTAAACGCTGCCGCTCGTCTGCTTGGTCTTCATTTCGGCTGGCAACCAGTCATAGACGGCGGACTGCTGCTGGCGGATGGACACCTCGGCTGTCTGGGAGAAGCAGAAGATTTC